TGGTTCAGGTGCAGGTGGTGCTGTTTATATTAGATACGCTAACACTTATGGCGATGCTACTGGCGCAACAACCATAACATCAGGTGGCTATAAGTATTACAAATTTACTGGCAGTGGCACATTAACATTGCCAGCGGCATAAGGAGTATAAATGGCGCATTGGGCTGAAATAGATTCAAACAATATTGTTACCCGTGTTTTAGTTATGGATAATGATAAAACTAATGACGAAAGCCTTTCTTGGTTAACCAATACACTTGGTGGAACCTGGGTTCAAACCTCATACAACACACGTGGTGGAGTCCATCTCCTTGATGAAACTCCTCTGCGTAAAAATTATGCTGGCACTGGAATGACATACGACTCAGTTCGTGATGCTTTTATTCCACCTAAATGCCACGATGAGGCAACCCTTAATGAAGATACCTGCAATTGGATTTGCTCCAATGCAGTACATACAGTAGAGGAAAACCAATGACTAAAGCACGTGACCTAGCCAACCTAGGCTCAACAGCCACAACACTGGCTACAGACTCAGAAGTATCTGCAGCAGTGGCTGCAATTGACCTTACTCCACTTGTCATCGAAGACATTATGGATTCAAAGTAAAGAAAAGGAAGTAGTAACTAATGGCTACAACATCTAAAGCGCTGGCTAGAACAGCCGCAGCAACATCCTCAGCAACACTATATACAGTTCCGTCATCTACTACTACAGTGGTGACTAACATTATTGTTGCAAATACAGCATCATCTACAGCAACTTATACACTTAGTCTCGATGGAGTAGCACTTGCATCTGGTACAACTATTGCTGCTAATGATACAGTGGTAATTGACCTTAAACAGACTCTTGCTACTACAAAAATTATTGCAGGCTTTGCTTCTGCTACAACAGTTAACTTTCATATTTCAGGGGTGGAGATTTCCTAATGGCTATTAGCAAACTACAACCAGCAGCAAGCACAGCATTTATGACCGCAGGAGGTTATCTTCTTACAGACCTACCTGTATCTGGACTCACATTACAACGCACTTATACTACTACTACAACTAACATAACTGGATTACCAGATGTTGTTTTTGTTGTAATGCTTTCAGGTGGCGGAGGCGGCGGCTCAGGTGGAAATTCTTATGGAGACAATCTTGGCGGTGGTGGTGGTGCAGGCTTTAATGTTGCTTGTGCAGTTGTACGTCGTTTTACAACCGTAACCATTGGTGCTGGTGGTGCTGGTGGCGCTGCTATTGCAAAAAATACTGATAGTAATAGATATAGCGAAGGTGGTGCTGGTGGTGTTACAAGCGTAAATTCTTATTATTATGGAGTTGGCGGCGGAAGTAACTACGGCAACGGAGGAGGCTACCAATCAACTTACGGCGGTTATAGTTCTTTCTATGGTAACACTTCAAACGGACTTATTAAAAATGGGTCTAGTTCTCAATCAATGCTAGACAATTACTTTAGTGGTGGTTCTGCTGGCAAAGGTGGTCAATACAACGAGGGAACACAGCCTAGTGCTGGAACATTAGGAGGTTTATTTGGAACTCAACTTTCATCAACCATTGGTTCATTAGCCAATCCTGGTGTTGGACGCACTGGTGCAGGAAGCGGTGGCGGTGGTTATACAGGAAGTGTAAGTGGAAACTCTGGCGCAATTGGCAACCCTGGTGGTGCTGGTGGAAATGCTAGTGGTATTGGTGCTGGCGGTGGTGGCGGTGGGCATTCTAACGGAGCAAATGGAACCTTACACGGTGCAGGTGGAAATGGTTCCTCTGGCGCTGTACTTGTTTACTGGTAAATAGGAGATATAAATGAAAAAGTTTGCACATCTTAACGATGATAATGTTGTTATTAATATTTTTGTTGCTGAATCATTAGAGATAGCACAACAAGTAATACCTCACAGTGTTGAATACACTGATAAAAATCCAGCAAGAATTGGTTGGATTTATGACGGAACTACTTACGTAGCACCAACCGAGTAACAACTTATCCCTGAGCATGGATTCAAACTGCTCAACTAAATTTTCTATCTAAGGAGTAACGTGGCATCACCAGATATTACGGACAATATACCGTTAAACATAGGTAATCCTGGAACCACAGGCTTTTGGACTAATAACGCAGAAGACTACGATATCGCTGTCGGTGGACTTCCGTTCATGCTTGCTCCTACAGACCAAGTTCCCTACCAGCGTGAGACTGCTCCGTATCGCAAAGACCAGTTTGACAATGGTACTGAGCCAGGAGAACAGTCACTCACAGGTTGGTGGATTCGTTCACAGTCATCTTTCCACATCGGAAAGGGCATCAAGTTCTACGACCCATCTACAGGCGAGGCAAGCAAGTATCGCTTCAATGACTCACAGGGTGTCAACGTCTGGACTAAGGGTGAAGTAAGCCTACTTAAGAATGTTTCAGATGTCCACATTACAACTGGTCAAGTAACTGGTACAGACCATCAGCATCCTAATCAGCATCTACGTTCTATTCAATGGAGCGGAACTCAGGGAGTTTTACTGCATGATGAGTACGATGTAGATAAGATTGCAGCAGATGGCACAGTCACTCACTTTATTGATTACAATACTGGCAGTGCAGAACCTGTTTACGCTATGTGCGACGACGGCGTTTACGCTTATTGGGTAACAAATGCAGTGGCTGGTGGAGCCAATAAACTCCACATGTACAAGAAGTTGCTTACTGATAACACAACAACTATCCCGTCAGCAATGTTTACTGCTACTGGTACTGTTATTACACATGCTGCTATGGAGTTCGTGAAAGACCGTATTGTTCTTTGTATCAATAACGCAGTCTACGAATTATCTCCTACTGCTACAGCACTTCCTACAGCAACTTATACTAATCCTAATACTAATTACCATTACACAAGCGTAGCCGCATCTGGTCCTGCTATCTACACAGCGGGTCACTCAGGTATCTACTCAACCATTCAGAAGTACACACTATCAACAGCAGGCGCTATGCCAACACTTACACAGGCTGTGGTTGCTGCAGAACTTCCACCTGGTGAGATTATTGAAAAACTTTACTACTACCTAGGCTACATGGCTATTGGTACAAGTAAAGGTGTCCGTATTGCTGCTGTTAACGACCAAGATAATGGCTCTATTGGCTACGGACCTCTCATTGTAGAGACAACTCAGCCAGTCTATGACTTTGCTGCTCGTGACCGTTTCCTTTGGGCTACAACAACCATTGGAACCTATGATGCTGGACTTATCCGCATTGACTTAGGTCAGAACATTGAGAATGAACCACTGCGCTTTGCCTATGCTAATGACTTGCAAACAGCGCAGACTACTAACCATTACACAACATCTGTAGCCTTTATTGGCACAACATCACGCCTTGCTTTCTGTACTGAACATGAAACCACTGACGGTGCTGTATACCTTGAGTCAGCCACAGAGTTAGTTCCTACTGGTTATGTAACTACTGGTGCTATCCGCTATGGAACTCTTGAGCCTAAGAACTTCAAGTTCATTCGTGGTCGTGGTGACTTCACCTATGGTGCTATGGACTTACGTGCCATTGACGCTGCCAATAACCTTTATACAATCATCACATACAACTCTGCTGTAGGAACCCCAGAGGCTGCTACAACCAACCCAGAAGGTCCACAAGAGTACCTGTCATACAAGTTTACGCTCTCACGTAGCGCAAGCGATACCAGTCGCGGTCCCGTCTTCAAGGGATATCAAACAAAGGCTCTACCTGCAACTGAACGCCAAAGACTGATTCAATTTCCAGTTTGGTGCTTCGACGTAGAAACCGACAGATACAATGTAAAGACTGGGTATGAAGGCCGTGCGTGGGAGCGTATTCAAACTCTAGAACAAATAGAACGTCTTGGTGACATCGTTAACGTACAGGACTTCACCACTGGTGAACGTGTACAGGCAGTCATCGAGAAAATCAACTTCTCAAGAAAGACCCCGCCATCTGGTAACTTCTCAGGTTTCGGTGGTCTTCTTGCTATCACAGTCAGGACTGTCTTATAGTGAGTGCTACAGATTGGGCTGCACTTATTGTAGCCGTTATGACAATACTCGGTGGGTTCTCCGCTGCAGTACGCTGGTTAGTAAAGCATTATCTGGCTGAATTAAAGCCAAACGGGGGCGGTTCCGTGAAAGACCAAGTTAATCGATTGGAATCCCGAGTTGACCAAATCTATCTCCTTCTTTGCGAGAAAGAAAGCAAGTAAACTAGCAGTCCTTATCATCATTTTTGGGACCTCATTTTTTATGAGTCCTTCTGCCAATGCAGAGTCAACAGGTCCAGCAACTATTACCTGTGCTAAAAATGATGGAACTCAAAGAGCCTTCAATGTACAGTGGGATAACAGCAACTCTTACTTTAATGGTAAAGGTGATATTGCTCGTTTATTCTGTGAGGGTGGTCATGCACCTGACGGGCATTCAACATTCGTATCCACATCAGTCCCTGATGGACCGCTTAGGTTCTATAACGGAGTGAGTCCAACTCCCGCTCCTGAGCCGTCACCCTCTCCTGAACCTTCAGTATCTCCATCTCCTGAGCCACAACCGTCTCCTGCGCCCTCTGATACTGCGTCAGCCAGTGTTGAGACGTCAACATCCACGAATGAGACCCAGACTTCAGTTGCTCAACCTGCCGAGACTCAGACTTCGACATCTGAATCCAGCACACAAACCATCCTACCAGAAACCCCAACAGTATTAGCAACTCCATCTGACACCTCCACGGTTTTAGATACTTCTACAGTAATAGTGGCACCAAGTGTACCAGAAGAGCCTGTAAACGTCCCTGTGACCCCTCCAGCGCCTCCTGCGGTAGAGCCTGAGCCTACTCCTGCTCCAGTACCCGTGCAAGAATCGCAACCCGAGCCAGCACCGCAACCAACTCCTGCGCCTCAGCCCGCTCCAGCACCAAGTCCTCAACCATCACCTGTGGTAGTTGCAGACCCTCCTCCAGCCCCTGAACCAGTTCCCGCTCCAAGTCCCGAGCCAGTCGCTGAGCCAGAGCCAATTGCTGAGCCAGCGCCCGAACCCGTACAGGAACCAGCACCTGAGCCTGCACCCGAGCCTCCTGTACCTGTCGAGGAACCTCCTGCCCCAGCGGAAGAGCCTCCTGCACTAGCGGAGGAACCAATCGAAGATGTCGCTCCATTACCGCCACTTCCTGAAGAAGAACCACCAGCGGAACTTCCAGTAGAACTTGCTCCACCTATGCCTGAACCAATCCAAGATGCGCCTCCTGTTGCTGATAAGAATGCTACGGATGAAGAAAAACAGATTGTAGCACAGGCAATCATTGAACAGGCTGGTGATAAGCCAGTAACTGCAGATGCAATCCAAGCAGCAGGTTTGACCTATTCAGATTTACCACCCGCAACACCCGTTGAAGTTCGTGAAGATGAGAACGGCAACGAAGTAGTTATCACAGCAGAAGTTGCTGCAGCCCTAGTAGTCCTAGAGAACCCTGCAGAACTTCTCAATGCAATCTTTACAGACCCAGCCCAAGCACTGTTAGCAATAACAAGCATTGGTGCTGACATGAGCCCCGAAGAACGCGCAGAGTCAGAGAAGACAGTTGTCGCTGCCGTCATCGTGGGACAAATCGCGGCACAAGCCGCAGTCACTGCTGCAAGTGCAGCCGCCACGTATCGGAGGAATCCATGAAGAACTTCTTTTCAGACATAGCAAATCAACTCTGGACTCTCCTAGGCATGTTTATTGCCTGGGTAGTCCTTGATGGTTCTGCCAAGACAGTTGTTGGGTATGCAATCGCAGGCTCAACAGTTATCTGGGCAGTCACATTCAAACTACGAAACCCGAAGGACGAATAATGGATACATTGAAGAACGTACTCATGAGAATCTTTGCTGTAATCGCAGCAGAATCTCTTGGAGTTATTGGGGCAGGTTCCCTAGTAGGAATTGAAGTATGGCAGGCAGCAACTCTCGCTGGTGCACTAGGTGCAGCACGAGTACTTGAAGCCCTAGCCCGCTTCTATCTAGCAGATGGAAATCTGACAGCAGAAGAAATCAACGCAGCCTTTGCGAAGGTTGACAAGAAAGCGAGTGAGTAATGGGACAGCGTAATCAATTCATCATGGCAGCCCGAGCAGAAATCGGCGTCATCGAAGGTCCAAAGGATAATGAAACTAAGTATGGTGCTTTCACTAAGGCTAACTTCCTGCCTTGGTGTGGCTCTTTCGTGAATTGGTGTGCAAATGAAGTCGGTCTCAAGATTCCATCAGTTGTTAGCACGCTTGCTGGTGCTCAGGCTTTCATCAAGAAAGACCAATGGGAAGCAGCAGAAGAAGCGACTCCGCTTCCTGGCGATATCGTATTTTTCGATTTTCCTGGGGATGGGATTGACCGTATCTCACATGTTGGAATCGTGGTTCGAGACAACGGAGACGGAACTGTAACCTGCATCGAAGGCAACACAGCCCCAGATAAGAAGGGCGACCAGCGTAATGGCGGTCAAGTATGCCAGAAGAAGCGTGCCTACAAGAAGAAGAACGGCGCGGCTCTCAAGAAGTCTCTACCAGTCTATGTGGTAGGATTTGGCAAGCCTGTATTTAAGTCTTAAGTAAAGGCTAAGATACATTAAGTAAAGGAGAACCATGGATATCAATACCCTTAAGCAAGTAGGACTCACCTATGCTCGTGCAGCAGGTGCTGCAGTAGTGGCTCTATACATGGCAGGAGAGACAGACCCAAAGGTGCTGGTTTACGCCTTCATCGCTGGTTTTGTTGGACCTGCCGCTAAGTACCTTGACAAGTCAGCAAAGGAATTTGGCTTAAAGAAGTAGGCTCTGCCTACCAGAAACCCCCTGTTTTAGTAGAAATACTAAGATGGGGGGTTTTTTCTGTTTATCCGCCTGTTGAATAGAATCCTGTGGAGTTAAACTTGACAGGCGGTGCATTAAAGACACGGCGCATCTTATCTCCACAGGTCTCACAGAAGTACTCACCCTCTGGCTCAGTCATCCCTCTTGTTACCAGGACCAGTTCACCATCGCCAGGACATTCGTATTCGTATGTAGCCATCATAACTCCAATGCTATGTACCAGAACCCTAGTTCTAGTCCAATGCTATATTTGCTGATATTAAATCCTAGGGCAAATCCAGAGAATCGCCCATAACTAATCCAAGTGTTTCGTATTCGTTTCTGCATGTGCTTAGTGTATCATATTCGGGCGGGCAACCGTGGGGCGGAAACTTCAAATGAAGGATGACGGCAACGTCTGAATCCAACTCCCTGAACCACCATTAATTTTTATGGGGGGTAGGGGGGCGTTTCTTAAAATCAGGACTCAGGCAGGATTTAAGAAACCCGTGTCGTATAACCAGCGGGGTCAAAGTAGGTGTGTTACACTGCTTTCATGAACGCATTACCAAAGCATATTTCCTATTCCTCTTTCAGCACATGGCAAGAATGTGGCTGGAAGTATTATCTAACCAAGGTAGAGGGCGCATCAGAGCCTCATGCCGTATGGTTCACTGGCGGTACAGCCGTCCATAAAGCAACCGAAGTCTATGACCTTGAGGGTGGAACCGCCGAGGACATCTGGAACAAGGTATGGTTTGACCAAGTAGCCGAAGATGAAGCACTACACGGTGACATGCAGTATTGGCAGTATGCCAAGAAGGAAGACATGTCGTGGTGGTATGGTGAGGGCATCTGGATGCTAGAGAAGTGGATTGAGTTCCGCAAGAACTGGTCTGTCTACGAAGATTTTGTTGAAAAGCAGTATGAGATAGAGATAGAAGACGCGACAGTCAAGATGGCAATTGACCGCGTTATGGTCGACTTCGAGGGGAATCGGGTGCTCCTCGATATCAAAACAGGTGCGTCATCCCAGAGGCATCCTTTGCAACTAGCGGTCTATGCGTGGGCACTGCAGAAGCAAGGGATTTCTGTTCATCGAGCAGGCTTCTGGGATGCACGTACTGGTCATGTGACTCTATGGAGCCTTGATAACTTGCATCCTGAACGCGTAGAGGATATCCTCAATACTTTTGATAGGGCTAGAAAAGATACAGTCTTCTTGCCTAACTTGTCTAACTGTGGCAGATGTGGTGTAGTATCTGCTTGTAAGTACGTTAATGGACACGTTACTAACTAGCATCGTTCCAGTGCTAAGAAGCATCGACGACATGATTGATGCATGGGACAACATAGGGTTCAAATATGAACAAGAAAAGGAGAAAAACCAATGACTGGTAATTTCCAAGTCAGTAGCAAGTTGCCTGACGGAAGAATCTTCGTAGTCTCATCTGAGACATACGCTGCCTTCTGTGAAGCACTTGAATCAGTAGTAGGAGTGACAGAATCACAAGACCTACTAGCAGAGATGGGCAAGTCACTTTACGGTGCACCATCTAACCTATCGCAAGCAACAGAAAACATCCGCGCTGCGTTTCCTAACGTACAAGTGGACCACACTGCACATCCAACACAAACTCCTGCATCCACTGTAGGTCCGACTGGTAAATCCTGTAAGCATGGTGTAATGTCACAGCGTACAGGCTCTGGTGCGAAGGGACCTTGGAAGGCATACATGTGCCCTTCTCCTAAGGGAACTCCTGACCAGTGCGAACCAGTATGGCTTCGCCGTGGCGATGCAGAATGGAACAGTTTCTAAACAATGAGAACACTTGCCCGCGCCGTAGGCTCGAAGGACATAGGTGGCGAACCGCTACCGACAGTCTTTCGTACCTTTGATATTAACAAAATCGTATTTCGACGTGCCGAAATTTCGATGATTGCTGGTACACCTGGTGCTGGCAAGTCTTCCGTTGCTTTAGCCCTTGCGCTTCGTGCCAAGGTTCCAACACTGTATGTGAGCGCTGATACTAACGCTCATACTATGGCTATGCGCCTGCTGTCTATGATTACTGGCAAGCCTCAGACTGATGCAGAACACATGCTTGAGTCTGATGTTGCTGGTAGTCGTAAGACCATTAACGAGAACTCGGGGCACATCTTTTGGTCATTCGAGTCAAGCCCAACGCTTGATGACCTTGACCAAGAGGTGTCTGCCTTCGAGGAGTTGTGGGGCTGTTCGCCAACGCTCATTGTTATTGATAACCTTATGGATATCGCTAATGATGGGGGAGAAGAGTTTGCGAACATGCGTTCAACTCTGAAAGAACTCAAGTACCTCGCAAGAGATACTAACGCTGCTGTTGTAGTACTTCATCATACGAAGGAGTCCTACACAGGTACACCGTGTCAACCACGCTCTGCTCTGCAGGGTATGGTTGCACAGTTACCTGCTTTAATCTGTACCGTGGGTACTGATGCCCCTGGCTTTATTGCCATAGCACCAGTGAAGAATCGGTATGGAAAGGCAGACCCATCAGGCAATACTGCCTATTGGTTAAACTTTAACCCTGAATATATGGATGTCTCTGACATCTCTGAAAGGTTAAAATGAGCATCTTTGACCCAATCATTCCAGACCCTAATTGGGGGCTTCCTACAGTTGATGTAGACCCTGATGAGTGGGAAGATGATGACTAAACATATAACCGAACTAAAACCAGATTATACAAGGGCGATGGACATACGTGGTGAACCTACCACTGTGTGCATCTGTGGGAGTTTCATATGGAACCTGAAAGTATCATTCGATGAGTATGGTACTATCAGTATGTATTTTCTAGATATGGAGTGTGCTGACTGTGGAACACAGGCAACCGCGCCAATTGAGGAGTAATAATGAAACTGACAACATACGCTTGGATAATGGCTGCTGTAGTCTTTGTGGGCACTTTGCCTCACGCTGTGGGTGCGATATTCCTACAAGGACAAATGCGGGCAGTAGACGCAACAGCAACATGCAAGAATCTAAGCCATGTATCTCTATCAGAAATGAAGAGAATGGCAAAGCGAATCGCTAGGCACAAGGTGCTTACGACATACGAGAGCAAGCATGAGTGGAAAGCACTCTTTGCATTGTGGGATAAAGAATCTCGCTGGGATTATACAGCAGATAACCCACACTCAACCGCCTATGGTATCCCTCAAATGTTAAACATGGATGAGAAGACACCTATGGCACGTCAGATTGATTTAGGATTGAAATATATCCAGCACCGTTACGGAACTCCAACGAATGCATTAGCATTCCATAATCGTAATGGCTGGTACTAAGTAATGGGTGGTCGCGCTGCCAAGGCTAAGGGTGCAGGAGCCGAACGAGATGTAGTAAAATACCTCAAGGAATGGTTTCCATATGTAGACCGTAGACTTGCTGGCGCGACCCTCGATAAAGGTGATATCTCTGGGATTCCTGGAGTTACCATCGAGATTAAGAACCATGCCAAGATGGATTTGGCTGGCTGGGTAGAAGAGTTGATAGTCGAGATGACTAACGACAAGGCGTGGACAGGCGTAGTAGTGCACAAGCGAAAGGGACGGGGTAATCCTGGAGATTGGTATGCTACTATGCCTGTACATGTATGGATTGATTTACTCAGAAAGGTTCTTGCAAAGTGAAGTATGATAAACCCGATATAGCAGTTATTCTTGAATACTATGGTGGCAACGTACCAACTCGACGTGGTTGGTTTGGTATGAAGTGTCCGTTCCATAGTGATAGTCACGCATCTGCATCAGCAACCAGAGATGACAACGCTTTCTGTTGTTTCGCCTGTCAGATGAAGGGTGATGGCTATGCTATAATTATGCAGAAAGAAGGAGTTGAGTTTCGTGAAGCAATCAATATCGCAGAGAGAATCTTTAACCAAAGCGGCAAAGTTTTACCACAGCGCTCTACACGAGGCGGAGGACTATCTCGCAGAGCGGGGTCTAACTCTAGAGCAGGCAACTCGCGCTCGATTGGGCGTCGTGCTAGAGCCACTGACGGGGCATGAGAACTATGTCAACAGACTTGCGATTCCGTACATCACGCGTTCAGGGGTGGTTGACCTTAGATTCCGTTCCATGGATTTATCGGAGCCGAAGTATATGGGGCTTACGGGTGCGACTACCCATCTCTATAACGTTGGTGCGTTCTTCAAAGCCTCCTCATATATATCTATCTGTGAGGGTGAAATCGATACGATTACGCTCGATACTGTGTGTGGTATACCTGCGGTGGGTGTCCCAGGAGTCAACAACTGGAAGAAACACTACACGCGCTTACTTGCCGACTTTGATAAAGTTTTTCTTTTCGCTGACGGCGATAGCGCTGGTACTGATTTCGCTAAACATCTCGCTAAAGAACTAGGCAACTTGGTTGTGGTACAGATGCCTGATGGTGACGATGTAAACAGCATGTATTTAAAATATGGTGTAGAATATTTCCAACAGAAGATTGGAAGTGTTATTGATGTTGTTTCCTGATAAGGATGGCTTAGTCAACTGCGAGACAGCAGACTGTGACTTTAGCACCGTTGACCTGTTTGACTTCCTAGACCATGTAGGCGTTGAGTTCACATGGGATGTAAGAGTCACACCTAAATACTCATTCGATTTATTTCAGTTCCTACAGGTTCTATCTGACATGATAGACCATGGTGACTTAGAAGAAGCCTACCAAGTTGTACAAGATACAGCATTTCTTTTTGTCAACGCTTCTAGTGATGAACTAGATGACTTCATTGAGGAGTCAGTGGTGGCAGAGGAAGCCGATATGGGAATCAGAAACATCGAAAGGATGTTACGAGAGAATGGACAAAAGTGAGATGGGTGCTGTAAAAGCAGTGCTGTACAATGGTTTTAACGTGTCTGACCGAGATAACTATGAGCCTAGTGACTTAGAGTTGAATGTCTGGGCTGTGTCAGATGAACTGAATACTCTCTTGTTGTCTAAGCATCATGACTATGGTCCAACTAATATCTCACTAGCCCCTGGTGGTGCTATCAATGGTCTGCGTGTTCGTATGCATGACAAGATGGCTCGCATCAATCATCTACTTGACAGCAATCGTCACGACACGCCAGCACATGAAAGTCTCGAGGATTCCTTTAGAGATTTAGCAAACTATGCTATCATTTCCATACTCGTACTGAAAGGTAAATGGCCCACAGAATGAAAATATTCGGACCGTATAAAGGCAGCAAACAAAATGGCGGGAGACCAATCTATGTCTTCAAGCGCAAGAAAAAAGATGGTTCCACTGTTACTACTTCTAGCAATAAGGCTCGCGTGGATTATGAAAAAGCCACAGGAAAAACCTTACCAAAAGGTTCAGAAGTAGACCATAAGAATAACAAGGGTCGTGCAGGTGATGACCGTATCTCTAATCTTCGTGTTATCAGCAAGAAAAAGAATGTTGGTATCGAGAACAAGCGACGTGCTAAGAAAGCGACGAAGAAGAAGCCATGAAAAACATAGTTTGCATTTCCGATTTGCAGGTGCCGTATCACGATGTAGAAGCCACCAAGGCAGTGGCTAAGTTTATCCAGTGGTATCAACCTGAGACTGTTGTCTCTTGTGGAGACGAAATGGATATGCAGACAATCAGTAAGTGGTCAAAGGGTACTGAACTAGAGTATGAACGCTCTATTGGTCGTGACCGTGACCTTACACGCCAAGTGTTGTATGACTTAACGATTGAGCACATGGTGCGTAGTAACCATACTGACCGCTTGTTTAACACTGTTGCTATGAGAGCGCCAGGACTTCTTGGCTTGCCTGAGTTGCAGTTAGAAAACTTTCTTGGTCTCGATGAACTTGAGATTAAGTATCACCTTGACCCATACGAATTAGCCCCTGGCTGGTTGCTTATGCACGGCGATGAAGGAAACGTACAGCCTACGGCTGGCGCTACTGCATTGGGGCTTGCAAAGCGCTCAGGCATGTCCGTAGTGTGTGGTCACACGCACCGCATGGGCTTGACACATCAGACTCAGACCTATCGTGGTGGTAAGCCTAAGACTATCTGGGGCATGGAACTGGGCAACTTAATGGATTATCGTAATGCAAAATATATCAAGGCTGGGCTATTCACATGGCAACAAGGCTTCGGTATCTTGCATGTTGATGGTAACAATGTAACACCACAGTTGGTTCCAATCATTAACAATTCATTTACTGTTGATGGAAAGACTTTTAAGTGGTAAGAAAAAAAATTAAACAACTGTTTTCTTATCATGAAACTACAAGACTCTTGATAAGAGATTTAGAACTGCGACATATGGAACTATTAAATCGCATTCGCTTACTTGAAAACAAGGAATCTTAAGTGGTAGTTACTGAGACTTATGCTGGCGTTGTGGGTTCTATAGCCTACGAGTATTCTCGTAAGTATCACATGTGTGATGCTGATGATATTCGTCAGGAACTATGGATATGGTTCTTAGAGCATCCTAACAAGGTCAAGACATGGGAAGAGTTGGACGGCAAGCAGTCCATCAAACTGATTGCTAGGTCTCTTCGTAATGCTGCTAAGGATTATTGCCAGAAGGAAAAGGCTCGTGCTGTAGGCTACAAGGTAGAAGATAACTACTACTATGACCGTGAGGTTGTGGAAGTGTTGCTCCCTGGAGTTCTGCGTAAGGACAAGACAGCACCTGCTA